ATTGCAAGCATGGGGGATTCTGCGCCAGAGTTTATTGAAATGGCGGCAACGCTTGTTGACTCCCTTGTTGACGGCATAGATAACAATTCAGACAGAATCGGGCAGTCCGCAGGAAAGTTGATTGCTTCCCTTGGGTCGGCTGTAATCCGCCTTGCACCAAGAATATGGGTGACCGGGGCAAAGCTGATCGTTCAGATGGCGAAGGGCGTGGTGGACAATTTCCCAACGCTGAAAGCGGCGGCAGTGGAAGCGGTCGAGTATCTTATGACCGAAGCGAAGTCAGCCCTGAAAGACTATGTGAACTTCCTGGGCGATGACGAGGTGAAGCCGTTTGAAAAGATACTGGCACTCATCCCGGCAGTAGCGGCAGGATTTGTGGGATTCTCTGCGGTAAAGGGGATCGCAAAAAGCGTGAAGAATTTTGTCACCACATTGAAAGGCGTGGGAAAAGCGGCCCCTGCAGTAAAGAAAGGCATGGGCGGCATTAGCAGTTCAATGTCCTCGGCGGCTAAGAATATCTTAGGCGTGGGCGCAGGATTTGCTTTGGCGGCGGCTGGTATCTGGCTTCTGGTGGATGCTTGTAAACAGATCGGCGAAGCCGGTCCCGGAGCGGCGGTCGGGCTTATTGCTATGACCGGGGGCATAATCGCATTGATGGCGATAGCCGGAAAGATGGGGCCGGAGCTTCAGGCAAGCCAGCAGGGATTGATTGCTTTCGGCGGTGCGATCCTTATGGCGGCGGCAGGAATGGCATTGATGTCCTATGCTGCAGTTCAGTTGGCACAGGCCGGACCGGCGGCAATTGTGAGCCTTGCGCTTATGGAGGCTGGCATTATCGCCCTGCTTGCAATCGCAGGAACGATGGGGTCAACACTTGGCTCTGCCGCACCTGGACTTCTCGCTTTCGGCGGTGCGATCCTTATGGCGGCGGCAGGAATGAGCCTCATGGCGTTTGCGGCAGTACAGTTGTCACAGGCTGGCACAACGGCAATCGCAGTATTTGCCGGGATGGCAATCGGCGTGGCGGCATTCATGGCAATCGCCGCATTGCTCGGTCCCACGCTTACAACGGCAGGGGTCGGGCTGATTGCGTTCGGAGCAGGGCTTTTAATCACGGCAGCGGCAATGGCTCTTCTGACGGCTTCGGCGATTGCTCTTGCCAATGCTGGCGCACCAGCTCAGATAGCGATGGCTGCGCTTGCGGTCGGTATCCTGGCATTCGGGGCAGCGGCCGGAGCGTTAGCACCTCTGCTTCTTGCAGGGGCAGCGGCTGTGGCGGCGTTCGGGGCGGCATTGGCCGTGGTAGCGGCGGCGGCACTGCTAGGGTCTGCGGCGATTCTTATCATATCGGCTGCGCTTCCGGCATTGGCAGAGTACGGAGCCGCTGGTGCGATTGCGCTGTTAGAGCTTGGCGGTGCTATGACAGTGTTTGCGGCAGGAGCGGCACTTGCAGGAGCAGGGGCGGCGGCGGCAGCACTCGGCTTTGGTGCGCTTGCCCTTGCGGCGGCGGCAGCGGATCTGGCATTTGCGCCTCTGGCGATTGAGATGGTAGCCGTGGCCGGGGCGGTGGCAATCATAGCGGCATCTGCAGGAACTGCGGCGGCAGGGATAAATTCCCTTCGGGAATCTTCATCCGGCATGGTGACAAGCATGGCGAAGCTGGCACTTGCTTTTGCTCCCGTGGTGGTGGCGATTGCGCCATTTGCAGTAGAAGTAGCGGCGTCGGCAGTAGCAGCGGCGGCTCTGGCAGTAGCCTTGGCGGCAACCGGGGCGGCACTTGCCCTTGTTGGGGTAGCGGCTATGGCTGTCGGGGTTGGATTCCAGATGATAACCATGACACTCATGGCACTGGTGGCATCGTCCGCAATGATGAATTCAGCGGCAGGGCTTATCACACAAGCACTCCTTCAGATAGCGGCAGGGGCGGTACCAGCCGCAGGAGCTTTCCTGATGCTTGCACCTCCAATGGTGGCGGCGGCAGCGTCTTCCGCAGTTCTGGCGGCGGCATTGGCCGTGGTAGCGGCGGCACTTCTGGTAATTGTGGCAAGCGGAGCGGTAGCCGGGGCATCCCTGGCACTTGTGACGGCAACTTCAACAACAGCCGGGGCAATGGCGATGATGGCAGCGGCAGGGCTTATGATGCTCTCTGCGGCACTGATGGCAGTATCTGCTCCGGCACTGATGGCAACAACAACGCTTCTGGCACTTACGGCGGCACTGGTAGCCTTTGCGGCTGGGGCGGTCGCTGGAACTGCAGTAGCAGCGGCGGCGGCTGTAGGATTTGCCGCTCTTGCGGTGGCAGCGGCGGCGGCTGATGTGGCTTTCGCTCCATTGGCAATAGAAATGGCGGCGGTATCTGCGGCAATTGCAATCATAGCGGCATCTGCATCCACGGCGGCATCCGGCATTACGAGCATGAGAGAATCGTCCAGCGGAATGGTGGTGGCTATGGCAAAACTGGCTGCAGCATTCGTCCCGGTGACGGCATCCATCGTTCCGTTTGGTGCGGCAGCAGCAGCGGCGGCTGTCGGTACTGCGGCTTTGGCGGCGGCACTTTCGGCAACGGACGTGGCACTCGTAGCCATGGGTGTTGCGGTCTTGGCGGTTACTGCCGGAATCACAGCGGCAAGTGTGGCAATAGCCCTGTTCAGGACACAGGCATCAACACTGATTGTTTCCGCACAGACGGCATCCATCGGATTCCAGATGCTTTCTGCGGCATCACTCCCGATGGCGGCACGGCTTCAGGCGGTAGCCGCTCCGATGACCATGGTGGCATCCGGGGCAACTGTACTGGCGGCAGGGCTTTTAGTTGCAAGTGCAAGCATGGCGGCAATATCTGCATCGTCAGCATCCGCTGGGGCATCACTGACGGCACTGATGGCATCCGTCATGGTACTGGCGGCAGGGGTCAGGGCTGGCATGGCACAGTCCGAGGCTTCCGTAAGAACTACCATGACGAGCATAACAGTAACGACTACGACAGGCGTGGCGCAAGTCAGGACGATAGTACAAAGCGGAATGATGGCAATGGTGGCGGCAGTCCGTTCTGGCGGCGCACAGATTGTGGCAATCTCTGTGTCAACTGCAAACGGGGTCAGGAGTGCATTCAATATAGATTTGTCCTCATCCGGCAGAAACATGATGCAGGGTCTTGTTAATGGCATAAATAGCATGAGGGGCGCAGTAATGGCGGCGGCGCAGAGCGTGGCACAGGCGGCGGCGAGCGCAGTAAACAGTGCGCTTCAGATACATTCCCCATCAAAGCTGATGGACGAATCTGGCCAGTTTGTGGATGAAGGGTTTGCAGGCGGCATGTTAAAAAATGCTGGAAAGGTAAAGTCAGCAGCACAGGCGGCAATGGTGCAGCCAGTCCGGGACACCAGCATACAGATGCAGAATATAGACCTCCCGGAAGCCCGGAGCGGAGTAATCGGAGATACAATCAGCGATCTCTCCGGGGGAGGCGGCACTACGAATCAGCAGACGGAATCAAGTCCGACCTATGTGTTCAGCCCGACCTATCAGTTTAACGGGGGAACGCCTAACAAAGAGGAAATCGAGAGTGCGAATAAGAGCAGTTATGAAGATTTCAAAAAATTCATGAAGCAGTATGAACGTGAAAAAGGGAGGACTGCATTTGCGTAAGGAGGACGGCTATGGATGATACATATACGACAATTCAGGGCGATACCTGGGACATGATAGCATATCGTTTGTTTGGAGATGAAGCGTACATGGAAGATCTGATCATGGCGAATCCTTCGTACATTGACACGCTGGTATTCTCATCCGGCACAGTGCTTTCTGTGCCGGAACTGACGGAAGGGCAGGACGATGACATCCCATTCTGGAGGAAAGACGATGCGTGGGATGACGAGGAATCGTTCTCGCCAACGGAAGGGGGAGATGATGATGAGTAGCGCAAGGAAGGCAACGACTACACTTCAGTTCAACGGAAAAAACGTGGACACTTCCCTGAAGGAATATCTGGAAAGTGTGACCTATACGGATGTGGCATCAGGAAGTAGCGACACGCTCTCCATATCCCTGCAGAATATAGATGAAAAGTGGATGAAGGGCTGGTATCCCAAAAAAGGGGACGTGGTAAAAGGTGGGATAAAATTTCTGGACTGGGATCAGGAAGGGCAGGACAGAAGCCTCTCGTGTGGCTCTTTCACCTTGGATGAGATTAAGTTTTCTGGCAATCCCATGACGGCATCTTTTAGTTGCGTTTCCTCTCCGGCGAGCGAATCATTCAAGACCAGGGAGCGGAATAAGACGTGGAAGAACATCACTATTCAGGGGATAGCGAAGGAAATTGCTAAAAGGTATTCCCTGAAGCTGTCATACTCCGGGTCTAGTATCAAAATCAAATCCTTGGAGCAGTCCCAATCGGACAGCCAATTCTTATATAGTCTCTGTGAAAGCTATGGGCTTTCCATGAAAGTGTACAAAAACAAAATCGTGATTTATGACCAGACCACGATGGAAAAGAAGAAAGCGGTCTGCACATTGAAGATGACCGACTTCGTGGATAACGATTGGGAGCTGACGGACAGCCTCTATGGCGTGTACACCGGGGCGAGGATATCCTACAAATCGTCCAAGGACAGCAAAGAGATCAGTGTGTACACCGGGCTTAAGGGCGAGAAGGCAAAAGGCAGCAGGGTATTAAAGATAAATGAGACTGCAGACAGCGTTTCGGATGCTTACTATAAGGCGGCGGCGAAGGTAAACAAGTCTAATGAATCTGCCACCACTATTTCAGGAAGCATCTGGCCGAATCCGAAAATATGCGCTGGGGTAACGATTACCATATCCGGCTTCGGAAGGGTGGATGGAAAATATTTTGTGGATAAGTCCACGATGGATGTCGGAAGCGGCACGAAGCAGAAAATTGAAATCCATAAGTGCCAGAAGCGGCTTGTATATAAGCCAAAGAAAAAGGCGAAAAAAGCCACGGCGGCAAAGAAACAGTATAAGAAAGGTGACATTGTCAATTTTCATGGCGGCACACATTATGTCAGCTCTTACGCAGGGGCGAAGGGATACTCCGCAAGGGCAGGACAGGCAAAAATTACGCTGGATAAAACGTGCAAGGGGAACGGAGGGGCGCATCCATACCACCTCGTGCATACCAATTCAGCATCAAATGTCTATGGATGGGTAGACGAAGGAACATTTGATTAGGAGGGATGCAGTATGGCTGAGAGGCTGGTAAGAATCGGGCGTGTATCGTCCGTCAACCGCAGTGCTGGGATGGTGAAGGTGACATACCCGGATCTGGATGATTCTACAACAGATGAATTCCCGGTGTTTTCTATGGGGGATGAATATAAGATGCCAGGGATAGGACAGGAAGTCCTTGTGCTTCACCTTTCAAATGGGCAGTCTGCAGGAATTGTCATGGGGCGGTACTGGAATGAGAATAATATGCCGCCAGCGTCCGGGGACGGTGTTTTCCATAAGGAGCTGGGGGAGGTTTTCGGTGAGGCATATATACATTACGAAAATGGGAACATTTCGTTCCATGACCAGCATGGGGGATCTACTCTTGGAAGCATCCTGAAACGATTGCATGACTTGGATGGGAAAGGGTAAGTGGTGATACATGGCAAAAAAGAAAAAAAAAGCAAAGCTCAAGGTAAAAACTAAAGTAGTTAAAAAAAAGGTAAGTGCCATTAAGTCAATCCCTATCGCAAGAATCAGCATAGACTGGGACGAACTTTGCTCCGGCGGCGGAATCGGCCAATGGGGAAGCAATATAAAATTTTCCGTAAACAGCGAGAAACAACTGTCATTCAGGAATATGAAACGCACGTCCTCCGCACGGTGGACGAGCCATAATATCATCGGAAAGCGACCGAAGACGGAATTTCTCGGCCCCGGCATGGATGAAATTACTCTGGATGTAGTCCTGAGTGCAGAGATGGGAGTGCATCCACGGACTGAAATGGCTAAGTTCCGCTCGGCCTGCAAAAATGGCGAGGTACATTATCTTTATATCAACGGGAAAAAAGTCTGCGCAAACAAGTTAGCAATCACGGCGGTGTCTGAATCATGGGATGAAATATGGTCGCAGGGTGAGCTGGCAAGGGCGGTTGTTTCCGTCACATTTTCAGAATACAGATAGGGGGCGGCAGGATGTTTACAAACCAGATTGAAATGGTAAACCTGGACGGCATAAGCGATTTCGAGCGTATTGATGCGGAGCTTCGGACGCTGATTGTAACTACGGCAGGGACGCTTCCCGGAAGCCGGGGATTCGGTCTTTCTGCGGCATTCCTTTCAGACCTCCCAATGGATGCCATTTCGGCATTCGCAGAAGAGCTGGACGAAAAGTGCGAGGAATTTATCCCGGACATATCAATATCCGGCGTGGACTTTGATGCTGGGACAGATGGAAGTGTGAAGGTGCAGATTTTTGTAGAAAGGAGAGATGGGGAATGATTGCGGAAATAGAAAATCTCCCGGATGTCAGTTTTATTGATAATAAAACGCTGGATGATGTTCAGGAAGAAATGCTGGCAGATTATCAGGAAAAATTTGAAGAAGTTACAGGGAGAAGCCTTGTACTTCGCAGGGCTGATCCTGAAGCCTTGAAACTGTATGCGGCATCGGTGCAGATATACCACATGATGCTGCACATTGATCTGTCCGGGAAGATGGATCTGCTGAAATATGCATACAGTGGATTTTTAGACAACCTCGGCGCACTCCGGGGAGTGGAAAGGAAAAAAGCGGCTCCGGCAACCGTGAAGGTACGGTTTACACTTTCTGCGGCACAGCCTTCTGTGGTGACGATCCCGGAGGGAACCCGTGTTTCAGACGGGGATGTGATTTATTTTGAGACAGATGAAACAAGGGAGATTCCCATCGGTGAAATGTATGTGGATGTGCCATGCACATGCCAGACGGATGGGGAAGAGGGCAATGGGCTTATTGCTGGGGTGATTGCCACGCTGGTTGACCCG